AGCTGCGGCAGACATTCCTGGTTGATAAGCCACACGGCGTTGCCGCGTGACGGAGCCCAGAGCTGCGCCCACATGTTGTCGATGTTCTCAGTGACGATGGTGTCCGCGGCCTGGCCGGTTTGCTTGGCAACGGCAACTTGGCACGGCGCGGTATGTACGCCGACCATCTCGGAGCCGCCGGCACCGAACAGGATCTCGTTATCCGTGACCCAGGCCATTTCGGTGCCGATCAGCCGTTCGAGGATCGCCGCGACGCTGATCGAGTTGTCATCGTTCAGCTCGTCGGTAACGTGTGCCAACCCGCCGAGTTTCTTGAGCCGCAAGGCCAGCTTGCCGAACGAGGTCTTCGTGGTTGTGTAGTGCGCGCCCTCGGCTAGTCGATAGACGCGAACGCCGCCACCACGATAGGTAGCCCCTCGGTTCGATTCATTGATGTACGGAATCTCGATGGTGTTGCCCTGCATCGGCAGGTTCCAGCACCGGCTAGCGATCTGTGATGCAGCGTGCATCTTCTCAAGTAGTTGGTTTCGGAACTCGACCGGGACAAGAAACCCGCCTTCGGAGTCCAGGCCCTCGCTCATGCCCGACACGCTCTTCAGTTTAGGCGCCCGGTCGTAGTCGCGATCGCGGCCGACCTTGAAAATGTCCTTGTAGAATTCGCCGGCGTGCTTGTAACCGAGTTTCGGGTCGTCCTCGACCCGCTCGTGGACCTTGACGGTATGGCCATCGCCCGCAGGTATAACCTTTGCAGACTGGCGGGCTTCCTTGGCCGCATCATCAAACGCAGCCTGCACGGTTTCCTTGACGGTTTTCTTCCAGGCGTCGGGATCGTCAGCCCCCTTGGCCTTATCCGACTCAACTGGCTCCCGATAGCGATCGGCCTTATCGTCGCCGATCAGCGTCAAGGCTTCATTCTTTTCCAAGTCGAGAATCGCGCCCTTGGCAAAGGATTCCTTGCTATCTTCGGGCGTCCAGTCTTCGCGGAGCTGTACTTTGATACGCATAGTGCGCACCTCCTAAAAGAGCAAAACACCAGAGCCGATCCGATCATCGACTTCCGGTGTCCCGCCCCTGCCGGCTCTGGCTACAGCCTGCCGGCTCCGGGGGTACGCACCTAGCCGCTCTTGCGGTCCATGTGGCTCAAATTGTCAAACCCGACCGCGCAAGCGGTCAAGTTCCTGCTGTGTGTATCTTAACACATCTTCTTCGTTTGGCAAATGGAACACCACGGGCACGGGCACGATGATGCGCCGAATTCGCTTACGCCCCGCTTTTGCCTTGGGAGCACCTAGAAGCGCTCGGCGTTTCAGGGGAGCCGGTTCCGGGGTAGGCGGGGCGGAAAATGCCGCGTTCCGCTTATCCGCCTCTTCGTGCAGCTTTTCGGCAGTCGTTCCGAAGCTCACGGCCAGAGCATCGCTTACGTCCATGCCTTTGGAAACCGCGACGGCCAGGGCTTCGGCATTAGCCGGTATGGGCACGGCCGAGAATTCCAACAGGGGCCATTTGGTATAGATGCGTTCGACGCCGGCCCATTCCGGGTTGGCCTTCAGCTCTTTCTCGTCCGGCTTGTGCGATTCGGACGCCCACGGGTCAAACCCAACCGAAAACGCCTTGAGAATCCCGTCCTGGAAGAGCTGAAAAATCTCTTCGGCGAAATTGGTTTTCGCGAACTGGATCTTGGCTCGTATATCTTCGGCGGTCTTCTTGATCCACATGGCCTTGCCAATGGGCGGGGCGCTATAGTCGTGCGCCCACAGGACCACTGGGTTCTTCTTGAATGCAGTCAGGTCGGCGCCCTTGGGCAGCAACACCTCGCGGTCTCGATCGACTGCCGGCGTAGAGATCACCGCGACAACGGCCGAACACAACGCTGGAGCACGTCAACATCAATGGCCATGTTCTCCCTTTCGTACAATCATCGTTGGATCAACTCCGGCAACAAAGTGCAGCGACAGTTAGGGTGTAGCGGCGGCTGGCCTATGCCGCCGGTGTCGGGTAATGCCTCGTAGTTCACTTTCATCCGCCCGCCGTCAACACCCTCGATCTCCGTGCCCAGCGCGGCGAAGCTGCCGCCGTCGATACTGACTACAGTGCCGTCCAGGGCGGCGCAGTATTCGCAAGGGCTATCGGCCGTCCGCCAGACCAGGCCGCGGACCTCGCCCGATTCCTTCCAGCTCTCCACCTCGCCGGCGTGTGACGCTCGGCTGGCTTCGCTGCGAGCTATCGCGGTAGCCCGGCTCTTCTCGAATCCGTCGCACATCTGCATGAGCCGGTTGCGCAGCTTGTTGATGGACTCGCCTTCCCGAAGCGATGCGGCCAGATGCGTTCGGATGCGCTCCTGTGTCACGCCGGTGATGCCTTTAGCAAAGCGGCGCGTGTACGTCTCGATGAAATCAGCCACGCGCGGGTTAGACACATCAAACCCGATTCCCACGGGCGCGCCCGCGCGCGCGAGTACGGTTTCGCCAAGCTCCCAGCCGTCGCCGATTGTGGCGCGCAGGTGCGGGCTCATGGCCTCGGCGGTTGCCTGTGTCCATACGGCGGCCATTGCCGCGACCTCCGCCTCGATTCGAGTGACTTCGCTGGAGGTCAGCATCTGCTCGTCGGCAGGCAGAATCGCCTTGACCGCTTTGCCGCGGCCGAGCAGGTCGCGCCGGACCCTTACGAACACGCCGCGCATTGCCGCGGCCATTGCGAGCTCTTCGGGCGAGTCCTGCCAGTCCGCGGCCTTTACCGATTTCTCGGGTTCTTTCGGCGGCGGTAGCTGGTTCTGATTCTGTTGCTGCGCCTGTTGCATGGCTTCGAGCTGTGCGGCTTGGGCCTCGGCCCGCTCGGCGCCTTGCCGTTCGCTGCGCTGAAAGGCCGCCTCGTCACCGCCATCCAGCGGCGGGTAGTCGTCGCGCGCGCGGATCTCGTTGATGGTACGCAGACCGATACTAACCCGAATCTGATCCGTTTCCGCCTGTTCCTTCTGGTTCTCTTTTACCGGGTCGTCGAAAGCGAGAAACAGCTTTTTGTCGTAACCCGATACCCAGTATTTTGTCAGTGCCTCACAGTCATTAGCCAGCCGCGGCTTAAGCGTATACTTGGCGTGTTGCCGCTCGCCGATCTCGGCGTTGGCCAGGTTCACGTCGTCGGTGGTGAGCATCGACTTCGGGATGCCGAATGCCATGCCAACACGACGCATCACCCTGTCCTCACCGGCGATATGCGCCACCTCTTTCGGAGAGAAGTTCAGCGGCTTGGCTTTTAGCCCGCCGGACAAGATCGCAACCTTGTTCGCATTGGCCACGCCGCCATAGAGCCGCTGCCATTCGCGGCGCAGGTCGTTGGCCTGTTCGGGCTGTAGTGGATACTCCGACTCGACCACGAAATCCGGCCGGGCGTTGTTCTCCATTGTGTGCCGCTCGTAGCTCGTGATCGCATCGTCCAGCGCGGCGATATCCTGCTCGGACTCCGTCTCGCCGTAGCCGTAGTAGTAGGGGTCGGCCGGGTTGGGCCGGCGCAGGTGGATAATCTCGTCCACATCAAAAGCGATCTCATGTACGCCGCGCTTGTAGAAATAGCCCACGACCATTTCGGTCTTGCCGGGTACGATCTTCATCCAGACCGGCGAGATCAGCCAAAGCCCGATCGGCACACCCAGCGGGCCGCGCTCTTTCCACACGTAAGCATTTCCGGTTAGACCACGGAATAGCTCCAAGTGTTGACGGAATTCCCGGCCGGTCATGTACGGGTTGGGGTTTTCGAGCAGATCCAAAGCAGGATGATCCAACAGTTCGACGAACTTGCCACCCGCGCGCGCGACTTTGCGGCGCACATAAGGAAGGCTCTCGATCAGCCGTGTCGCTTTCCGGCTAGCCTTGATGGACGGAGCTTGCACGGAGCCGACAGCGTACAAGCGCAGCGTTATATCGCTGATCGCTTGGGCATTGAGCCACAGGCAATGGTGGACCCAACCCTCGTAGGCGGCGATCAGCTTAGCGTAATTGGTCGGCGTTGACTTGCCGTGTTCGGTTTGCCAGGGGAAGTATTCAACCGTGGCAAGCCGGTTCGCTTTCGCGGTGGCCGGAAAGGGCCTCCCGGCCGAGTCGAGTATTTGCATCATGGCGCCATCCCATTTTAGCGGGCCAGCGGTTGTAGGGCCTTGATCGATTTATTGGTAATCGGAATTATCGTAATCATGTGGCCCCTATATCGTTGGCAGAGTCCCGCGTGGAAGGTGTTG